TGAAGCATCTGTAACAGTTCCAAGACCAACTTCAAATTCACCTGTGCCTGTATTTACAATTGAATAGTAAGTTGTATTACTATTACCAATACCTGCAACGAATCCTTCAAAATCCTGTACCGCTCCAGCAAGGTTTAAAGTACCTGTGCCAGTAGTTGCACTAGTTTCTTTTACTCTATCATTAACAACAAGTGCCATTTACTTTCCTTATGTTAATCTTAATATTGCAGCTGAAGTTGTAAATGCAGGAAACTGAATTGTAAATGTTCCTGCAGTTGCAGTTTTATCTCCACCAAAATCTAAAACACAAACAGCATCAGTAGTGTTTGAACCACCATCAGTTGTTGTATTATAAATTAAAGCTCCTCTAGCTGTTAATGTGACACCTGTAAAAGATAGATCAGCAAAGTCAGTAATTGCTACTGCCGAAGATACTTTTACACCTTGATTAACAAGTGCTTTACCGCCTGCAGTATATCCAGATGAGGATACTTCATTAGCAGTTATATAGTTTTCTGTTGAAGCACCTAAAGTTGCTGATGAGGTATACATCGCTAATTTATATGTATCAGATGATGTATCAAAATCGTGTTTTCCTTGAAGTAATTCTTTTTTAAATGAATTACATATTGCGTTAGTTGTTATAGCCATTTTATTCTCCTTTTAAATTTTATGGTGATGGTGAAGGTACCTTAACTCTAGGCACTCCATCATCGTATTCCGCTCGTCTTCTTCTCCCCATTTGTTGAAGAGCAAAATCCTGTATTTCTTCATTATACTTTGTTTTATAAAGATTGTACATATCCATAGGACCTTTCAAATAAGAAAAAGCCTCGGTCAATACACCATGTAATAACATAGATTCTTGGTATTGAGATAAATAAGTAGCATTTGTTGAAGTAAAATTAGGTGGAGTTACAATATAGTTTAATTGAACTGCGTAAGCTTGGTCTGGAGTTGGTGCTACAACAATTGAAGCATCATCCCAATTAGCATAATATTTAGGTTGCCCTGTGCTTCCAGCGCCGTTGTATTCTGATATAAAACTTGTATCTCTTTTTTCCATAAAAGTTCTTGCACTTGTAATAGCAGTATCTGCAAAAACCTGTAATGATCTAATAACTAAAAAATCAGCTGGTGTTACTAAAAATCTTTTATTTGCAGTAAATGATGAAGTTGCATATTTTCTAGTGTCATCATAATCAACCTTACCTGCAATATCTAATTCTGTATTTCTAATAAATTGACCTAACAAAGTATCACTTAAAACATTAGCATCTACTTCCGTGTAACTTCTAATCTGTGTTAAAAAATCTGAATAAGCTATAGCCATTATGTAATACTCACTGTTACAGTACCTGCGGTACTTGTTAATTGTCTTTGTCTATTTTGTTCTGCACCATTATCAGGTTGCATACCTAAAGATTCAAAAGCAAACTCACCAGGAAGCGCTAAATTAATTGTTGTGAATCTAGAACCACCAGATTTTAAAGTAAAATCTTGAGTCCTGCTATTTTGTAATGCTATTGCATCTGCTTTTATTGTTTTTCTTCTTATCTGAGGTTGTTTAGATTCAAATTCAGATATATGCACTAAAGCTCCTGTCCATTCTCTTACCATTTCTTTATAAGGAAATGCCATGCCTGATCTATCAGATATAGCAAGAGATTGTTTCCCTGTTGCGTAATTAGCCATTATACACCATCTCCAAAATAAGTTTGTGGTGAGATATATAAAGAAGTTCTAGAACCATCTTCGTCTAAAGCTCTTTTCATCTCATCTTCATAAGCCATTTTTAACATTTGAGTTCTATCTGCAGCTTTTAAAAAAGAAATATAATATGCAAGACCTGCAACCATACAAGGTAGAAATCTATAAGGAGCATCTGGAGTATTTGTATATCCTCCAGCATCTTCTATTCTTCCAATGTAATAATATTTTACATGTGTGTATGTTGTTTTATTAGGTGTCTGATATAAATAAATTTTAGGGGTGATATGTCTTTCAACATAATACTGAGAAGGTTGACCTGTAACACCTTTGTTAGGTAATGCAGCGTAAGTAGATCTATCAATTTTAGTTATAGAAACATCCTGAGTATCAGCAGTAGTTCCTGATGTTGTAGATATATAAGCTTCTAATACATCGCTACAATCACTTGGTGTAGTGTATTCAGAAGTTCCTGCAGTTAATTCTTGTGATTTATTTTTTACTTTCCAAAGATGTAATCCACGATTACCCCACTCAGAAAATAATATATTTAAATTTCTTCTAGCTCTTTTTAAATCATATCCTGAAGCTGTAGATAAACCACATCTTTCATATGCTTCATCTATGACTTCGTCTATATTTAAATTAAATGCTGTAGTCCCAGAACTTGCCATTATAATAAATCCTTATAATAATTATCTTTAGTTAGTATTATACCACCTGTAGAAAATTTCTTACCTCCAGATGTATTTCTAAGTTCTTCTCTAATTTGTCTTAATCCTTCACTAATAGCAGACTGTTCACTCATATCTACTCGTAAGTCATCTACTATTGCATTAAATCTTTTTTGATTTGCTGGACTTGCATTTTTATAATATTTTTTTGCGTAATCGTAAGCCATTAAACTATACCTCTATAATAATCTGCCATGCCACCCATATTTGCTTTAGCAATTGTTTTTACATTAGTTGGTTTAGGTCCACTATTACCTGCAGATCTTTTTCTTGCAACAGCACTCTTCTTTTGAGAGTCTGTCATACTTGCAGCTTTTGCAGCAGGGACACACTTTGGATATTTTCTTTTTGAACCACTGGAAGATTTTCTTCCACATTCTTTATATCCTCCACCTTTTTTCTTTGAACCTATATCAACCCATTTTTCATTAAACCATTTTTTAAGTCCACCTTCTTTCATGCCACCGGCAGGAACACAATTAGGAACCATACGGTTACCTTTTTTTTTCATGCCCTTTTGGACATAACCTTCCCAACAAGTACCTCTACTCGACATCTATCATGTCTCCATAATATGAAACTAGACTGTCGTTAGATACTGGTTCTCCAGCAATCTCACTTTTCATGTAAGAACCAATATAAGCACCTTTACTTGCTTTTTTAGGTCCCCAATCTTTTCTCTTCTTACCTGATGGATCTTTTATTTTTCCCGCACAAATTTTGCTAGCGTATGCATTAGCATATGCAGACGGGTAAACTTTGAATTTTCTTTTAGCGGCCGCTTTGCCTCTAGCACATAGTTTTGTCATAGTGTTTAAGCCTTTTTCTGTTGTACAATCGTTTTGATTGTATCACTTTTGGTCTAAACAGTAAATGTCCTAGCGATAGGATTTTTTTTATTGGATTTTTTAACTTGAAGCTTCTTTTTTTGTTTTTTTGTGTTTTTTGGGTCACCTAATTTACCATCTATTTGTTTAGATATTTGTGTTCTTCCTATTGTCATACTATATCCTTTGCTTTACCTATTATTGGTTTATACTTAGTTTTTCCATCTTGTCTATAGGCAAGTAAAAATTGCTCACGTCTTCCTTCTGGAATCCAGCTACAATGTATCCATCCCGAGTTAGGTTCTCCGGGTGTATAGTACTCGAGGATCAATTGATCTGTCTGAAGATTCTTTTTAATCCAATCAGCTACTTCAGCATTATCAACTCCAACACATTCGAAGTCAGCCGCCTCAGCTTTTGCATGCTGTGAATTTCTAGAACTACCAATAGCTAAACATAAATCCTCACTACGGAAACCTGATGTTATTTTTACTCTGCCGAAATGGTCCCGCACTGGCTGTAAAATATTTTCACACAAGTCTTTTAGTTTTTCTATTTGACCTGCGTTTGGATTATTGTTGATTCCCTTACGAACAGCTGTGTCCGATTTGATTAACTCTAAAAGAGTGAAATTTCTTGAAAGGTTCATTTATTGACAGCTTAAACACTCATCGCTGTCATTGTCAAGATCAGCTAAAGCTTCTTCCTTACAGTCCTGGCTGCAAAACATATCTAGTTCGTCTTTAGCCTCAAACTCTTTTTTACATTGTTTACAATTTTTTTTCATTCTATAATTTTTTTAATAGCTTTAGATCCGTCTATATTTTCTTCAAGTTCAACTTTTACTTTTCCGCATTTATATTGAATGTTATCATTTGCTGTACGTTC